CCGAAGAAATTGTAAATCAACTCACGAAAGGGGAATAGAATGGAACTTGAAAAACGCCTTGTCTGCCACGACAAGCAGGAATTGCGGGTAGAGGAAGTGGATGGGAAGCCACGCATCAGCGGGTTGGCCGTGCCCTACAGCCAAACGTCGGAAGACCTGGGCGGCTTCCGCGAGATGTTTTCGCCGGGTGCCTTCGCCGATACGCTCACGGGCACCCGGGACGTGTTCGGCGACGTGGAACACGACTCGGGCAAGAAGCTGGCCCGTCGGTCGAAACAAACGCTAGAACTGTCAGACAGTCCGGAGGGGTTACGATTCGCAATGTCCCTGCCGGACACCACGCTCGGCAGGGACACCGCGCAGGAGGTGCGAGAGGGCCTAGTCCAAATGGATTGGCAAGGGAGCGGACACGATACGTCAGGTGTCGTCCGCCGCGCTGCGCGCCATCACCCTAACGGCTTACCCAGCCTACCGCCAGACCGTGGGCACCGTGGCCATGCGTAGCCTAGAGGAGCACCGCAAGGCCGAGGAAGAGGAGAAGCCGCCCGAGGCCGACAATGAGGTTTTGCACAAATTGCTCGACTCGGCCGTTTAATTAGTGGTGTTGACTTTCTGAATGCGAAAATTACAATAGAGCGTGAAACTGAAATTTGCGACGGCGTTGCCGAAGCCCTTCTGACGAGTCTGTTCGCGTAGCGGGCGGCTTGCACGGTATCCATGTACCACGCGAGCCGCCCTTTTTTATTGGTGTTCCCGTGGTACCTAAACCACGAGGAGTATCAATATGGCGATCAACACGGCAGAAATGCGACAAGCCCGGCACAAAATCCTTACGGATGCTCGGGCCATTCTGAACAAGGCGGACGCCGAAAAGCGCGCCATCAACACCGAGGAGCGATCCGCGTGGGACAAGGCCTGGGCAGACGCCGAGACCAAGCGGGTTGAGATTGAGGACGCCGAACGCCGCAACGAGTTGGAGGTGGCCGAGGCGGAACTCGAACTCCGCAAGCTGGACGAAGCCAAGAAGGCAGAGAAGCCCGAGGAGCGAACGACCTACGGCCGGCCGTGCGACACTGTGGAGTACCGCACGGCGTTCGACTCGTATCTGCGGGGCAATGTCAATGCCGACGAGCAGCGTGCATTGAGCGCCGGCACAGGAACCGCCGGCGGCTATCTGTACGCCCCCGAGACGTTTGTCACCGAGTTAATCAAGAACGTGACCGACGCGACGATCTTCCGTCAAATGGCGCGCGTTCTCCCGCCGATCCCCGGCACCGACAGTCTTGGAGCGGCGGCGCTCACGGATCGCATGTCGGCAGCGGAATGGACCTCGGAACTCGGCAAGCCGAGTCGGGATTCTACGCTGGCCTTTGGCAAGCGGGCATTGACCCCGCACCCACTCGCCAAGGAAATCGTTGTCAGTAAGGTCTTGCTCCGCAAGGTTCCGAACGCCCAGTCGATAGTGCGTGAGGAGTTGGCTCGGGTATGTGCCGAGGCGATGGAAAACGCCTACATGACCGGAACCGGCGTGCAACAGCCGCTCGGTATCTTCACCGCCAGCGACGATGGCATTTCCACGGGCCGCGATGTTTCCACCGGAAACACGGGCACCTCCATGACCTTCGACGGCCTGAAGGCGGCCAAGTATACGCTAAAGCAAGCGTACTGGACATCGGCGCAGTGGATCATGCACCGCGACGGAATGCAGCAAATCGCCAAACTCAAGGACGGTAACGGCCGCTATCTGTTGCAAGACAGTGTGGTTGCCGGCGAGCCGGAGCGATTGCTTAACTTCCCCGTGCGGCTCTCGGAGTACGCGCCGAACACTTTCACGACGGGCCTTTACACCGCCATGTTCGGTGACTTCCGCGAAGCCTACTGGATCGTCGATTCGCTCGACATGGAGATCGTCCGGGCCGAGGAACTCCTCGTCCGAACGAACCAAGACCTGTTCGTCATGCGGGCGAATTCGGACGGTGCTCCCGTCAAAGAAGAGGCCGTGGTTCGCGTGACGCTCGGCTAACATCACAACACCAACAAAGAAAGCGAGACCTTAATAATGGCTCAGCAACTTTCCAAAGGGATCAAGCAGACGGCCGTCTATGGTGTCACAACCACCACGGCCAACAGCACGCTCTACAGCGACTACGTGGATATGGCCAACTACAATGGCTGCATGTTCACGTTCCTGTTCAAGAGCACCGGAGCATCAACGGGAACGGCGGCCTTGACGATCGTGGCAGCCGATGCCAGCACGACCGCCGCCGCAAGCTACGCGGCAATCAGCGGTGCAGCCGTGACCGTGACCAATAGCACCACGGCCGACGATGCGCGGCTCGCGTCGATCGACGTGTACTATCCGCAGCATCGCTATCTTCGCGCGTTGTGCGTGAAGAAAGAAATGCTGCTCCTACAGGGCGTGATTGCCCAACAGTACGATCCGCGAGTGGAGCCGGCTGGCGACAGTACCACGCTTGCGGCTGCCACTGCGGCGGCGTGCAAGGTGACCGTGGCGATGGACTCGACCAGCACCTAGTTTTCACCGTGTCCTGAGTGACTACGCGGGGCGGCGGGCGCTATGCCTGCCCGTCGCCTTCGCGGCAACCAACGGAGAATGAAATGGCAGACGCGACTTACCTTCCAAAGGTGTACCGTAAGGACGGCGGCAACACCATGATCGTTTCGAGCGGCGGTGCGTTGACGCTCGAAGCGGGCGGCACCCTGACCAACGGCGGCACGCTCGCCAACACGGGGGCCATTACCAACACGGGAACCATCACTAATAGTAGCGATGGGCAGATCCGCGAATTGGTGCAAACGAAGACCTCGGCCGGAGCACTGAATGCCTACGGCATCAGTTGCATCGGATCGACCTCGGCCGGCGCGAGAGCCTACACGCTGCTAAAACCGCCTGCGGCTGGCGTGCGGAAAACGCTAATCTGCCGGAGTTCTACCGGCGGGGTGACGGTTGCCTGTTCCAGCCTTTGCACGCTGAATTGGGGAACAAGCCGCAAGATCACTTTTGCGGCAAACTCCGACCTTTACAGCGTCGAACTGATTGCGACAAGCGCGACCAACTGGCAGTCGATCCTCAATAGCACGGCGCAAGTTACAACTATCACCTATGGCTCCACCTAATCTGAAGGGACACGACGATGGCAATTGTAATGCCCTGCCCGATGCCGGAGCAGAAGAAGATTGCCATCGTGGGAAAGGCGTCATCCTCTTTGGGGCTGGCGCCCTACCACGATGGTAGCTGGCAAATCTGGACGTTGAGTGATCTGGTGCTTGCCAAGCAAGCGCCTCGATACGACGTGCAGTTTGAACTACACGACCCCGCACTCGTTCAACAGCGGATTCCCTATTGGGAATGGCTCGCACGCTGTTTACCAGAGAAGCCGATCCTCATGCGGGAAACGCATCCCGACATTCAGGCGTCGGCGGCCTATCCCCTGCAAGAGATAATCAACCAGTTCGGCACGTACTTTACGAACAGCGTTAGCTACATGATCGCGTTGGCGATTGCGATGAAACCCGACACGATCGGCGTGTGGGGTGTTGACATGGCCCAGTCCGCCGAGTACCGCGCACAACGGCCGAGTTGCGAATACTTCCTGGGCATCGCGGCCGGGCGTGGTATCGAAGTGATAATCCCGCCCCAGGCCGATCTACTGAAGACGTGTGGGCTGTATGCGTTCGACGATGGAGTGTCTGACCTCGCGGCGAAGAGCCACGCAAGAGCGGCCGAGTTACAGCAGCGAATCGCACAGGCTGAGCAACGACGCGACCAAGCAGCGACGGAGGCGGCATACCTGACGGGTGCGCTCGAGGACACGCGGGAATACTGGAGCCAGTGGTTTCACCAGAGCTAAATCATGGAATCCAAACTGATTACACTTCCGACGACAACGCCGATCTCGATGCAAGAGGCGAAGGATCACCTCTACCTCACTTCGGACACCTACAACGACGAGCTTGCTCGCAAGCTAGACGAGGCCGTCGACTACTGCCAGCGGCGCATTGTAGGTCGGCGTCAATTTTGCCAAGCCACCTACGATCTGATTCTCAACGGTTTCCCCGATGACGGCAACGACGACCGAATCGAGATACCTTATCCACCGCTCCAAAACGTGCAGTGGATCAAGTATTACAACTCGACGGGCGGGTTGACAACCTATGGATCGACACTCGGAAGCACGGCGAGTAGCACGTCATGGACGCAGGTCGTCACGGGCGAGCGGCCCGGCTATGTCACGCCGGCCTATGCCCTTTCGTGGCCGACAGCGAGAGACGTGCCCAATGCGGTGACGGTTCGATACGTGGCCGGATCCACGACACCGACCACGATACCGGGCACGCTCAAAGCAGCGGTGAAGCTGAAGCTGGAGCACCTATGGGACCCGGAACGAATTGACGAGCAGAAACAGGAAGCGGCGATTGATTCACTGTTGGGCGGGAATGACTACGGATACTACCAATGAGATTGCGATCATTGCGCCATACGGTTGAAATCCAAACGTTATCCGGCACAACGTCGGCCGACGACTATGGCCAATCGCAACGTGCCTTTGCGACAGTGGAGACGGTACAAGCGGCGATCATGCCTCTCTCAGGACGCGAGTTGACAATGGCAAGGCAAGTGCATGAAACGACAACGCATCAAGTGGACATGCACCACACAACGACGGTGACGCCACGGGCGCGGCTGAAATACGGGAGTCGATACCTCAATGTGCTCAGTGTAAAAAACACCGAGGAACGCGACCGCTGGCTAGAGTTGCTCTGCGAGGAGGAAGCGTAATGGCGAAAGGGCTAACCATCACGCTGAAAGGCGACCGCGAATTGATTCGCAAACTAAATCGGCTTAGCAAGTCGCAAATTGGTAGGGCTATCCGGCCTGGCTTGCGCGCTGGCCAGAAGATCATCACAGCCCAAGCACGTCGCAACGCCCCCGCCGATACCGGAGCACTTCGCAGGAACATCAAAACAAAATCAGTAAAACGACGCCGCAACCAGATTGGCATACGAACGACCGTAGGGGAGGGCTGGTACACGGGCGAGACGTTCTATGGGGCATTTCAGGAGTTCGGCTATTCGGCTGGCAAGCGAGGCGGTGAGAACCGCACGCCTATCGAGGGCAAGCACTTCCTCGAAGAGGCGGCGAAGTCAGTTGGACCGATCGCCGCAAAAGTTATGATTGCACGCATCACCCACAACATCGAACAGATGGCTAAACATGGCTGATCTAGCGCAAGCGATCCGATCCGCAATCGTCGGCAGTACCGCAGTCGTTGGAGTGTTTCCGACGGTGGCCGGGCCGGGTCGGTGTGAATGCGCCACGGAGAGCCAATCGACAGTTGCGGCAAACCGGCATCCGCGTATCTGGTATATCCGTAGCGATGAATCCGAGGAGGTGGATTTATCAGGCTGCGTCGGACTGTGCGAATCCTATTGGGACTTAGAGGTGATCGACGACGACCTCGCAACGGCGCAGCAAATATCCAAGGTCGTGCGCGGGCAACTCAACGGCAAAAGCGGCTTGATGGGGTCGTCTTTGTTTTCCGTTCAAGGCGTTTTTGTCGAAGACCACAGCGACGATTATATTCCTGGCGGCGTAGGTGCCGATTCCGGCGAACACGTTGCGGCCTTGCGACTCCACATTTTCAACGACAGCACATAAGGAGATACCTATGGCATCAACTAAAAAAATGATTGGGTTCGGAACAACGATCTCGATGAAGGCGACGACAGCCAGCACCACGACCTACACCGTGCTCGCCGGGCTGATCTCGGCACCTGGGCCGGATGGGACGGCAGACGACATCGACACGTCCACGATCGACAACAGCACGGACAGCGACTTGCGTAACTTCAAGTCGTATGCACGCGGCCAAGTCGATCCGGGCGAAATGACATTGACATTGAGCTACGGATCGACTGACGCAACTTCCAAACAACTCGGAACGCTTTACAAGTCTGGGGACAATCAGGACTGGAAAGTAACTTTCCCCTCGGCGACGGCAACCGCCGAGACGTTCGAGGGCTACGTCAAGTCGATGGGACGAGAACTGGAAAAGGATTCGATGATCCGGCGAGCCGTCGGAATCAAAGTCACCGGCTGGCCGGGCTTCCCGACCACCTAACACCAAGGAGCGTTATCCATGCGATGCGTTGACAAGGCGGCTTTGTTGGCCGTGCCAAAACCTATTGAAGCCATACCGATCCCCGAGTTGGGTGATGACTCCGTATTGTACTTGCGAGTCATGTCGGGCTGGGAGCGGTCGGAGATCGAGAAGCGGTTTAGCGTGGAAGGAACCGCACTGTCTGATCCGGGCATGTTTCGTGGTGCCGTGCTGGTTCGGTCGATTACCGACGAGGCCGGCGTTCGGATGTTTGGCGACGACGACATCCAATCGCTCATGGATTTGCCGGCTGGCATCGTCGAGCGATTGTTCGAGAAGGCATGTTCCATCAACGGATTCACGCAGTCCGACGTGGAGGAGTTGGAAAAAAACTAAGGTCACAACCGGAGGAATTGCTCCTCTTCCGGTTGTGTGTGTGCGGAGTTGGGAGCGCGGCGCATCCAGACGAACTACGTGATCGGTTGGACTCTCGGCAAATATCCGAGTGGATGGCCTACGAAATGATTGAACCGTTTGGGCCTCGGTGGAACGAAGTGCTGCATGGGATTAGGACGGCGGCGATTGTTAGTTGTTTTTCCAAGCCTGGGCAGCAGGTCGAGGCTACCGATTTTATGCCGTCGCACGTCGAACCTGAAATGACATGGCAGCAGATTGCACGCAACCTGAGCGGTTGGAAGGATATCACCTAATATGGCAGTCGTCGCAAAACTCGACATTCTAACGAACGTCAACACCGCACCGCTGACGGCTGGCTTCAAGCGTGGCGAGATGGCTGCCAAGCGGTTCTCGCAGAAAGTCGGCGGTGCGACTCGCGGCCTCGCTACCGCGTTTATCAGCCTACGAACAGCCGTTATCGCAATGGGTGTTGCAATGGCGGCGATGGCACTCCGATCGGCTGTCGGCTATGTGCGCAGTACAATGGAGGCCATCGACCAGACGGCCAAGCTGGCCCGCACGCTTTCTATGACGACGGAGAAGCTCGGCGGATTGCAACACGCGGCAAAGTTGGCTGGTATCGAGGGCGCCGCGTTTGGCAAGGGCATGATTCGGATGCAGGACGCAGCGGCCAAGGCATCGGAAGGCGACCTTGAACAGGCTGAAGCGTTTGCATTCTTTGGACTCAAGGCAAAGGAAATCGCCCAGTTAGCGCCGGATGAGATGTTCTTGCGGATTGCCGAGACCATTGACAAGGTTGGATTGGGCACGCAGACGACTAGCAAGCTGTTGGCGGTGTTCGGGCGGGCCGGTGCGCAAATGATCCCGCTATTTGAGGGCGGCCGAGAATCCATCGAAGGATTTATCGCGGAGGCGCAGCGGCTTGGAATTGTCGTTGGTACTGTTGCCTCGCGGCAGGTGGAACAGGCCAACGACGCGATGACTCGCTTCAAGTCTGCGCTCGGTGGGCTCGGCATTACGATTGCGGTTGAAGTTGCTCCCATGCTGGAAAAACTTAGCAATTTGTTGGCCGAGTCAACGGGTGAGTTTAATCGCACCTCCACAGTAGTCTCCGAAATTGGCAACGTCTTTTTGCAAATTGCTCGCGTTTTCCTGAATGTTGCCTCTACTCTTAATACTGTCTTTCAGTCGGTGAAGGGGTTGCTTATCGGGTTTATTAACACACTGGCATGGGCCGCCAAGTGGGCGGAAAAGTTCTGGAACGTCCTACTTCCAAGCTCGCTTGAAACGACTGTGTTCGCCGACTTCAGCCGCGAAATGGCGGCCGTAACAAAGGAAGTTGCAGACGATCTTGGTGCCGTATGGACGGGCGGACTGTGGGGCGAAAATATGATGAAGGCGATTGAACGTGCCCGCCAGGCATCGCGGAAGATCGCGGAGGATGCAGAACGCTCAAAAACCAAACGGGCGAGGTGGCAAGACCCTTCGGAGTTCGGAGCGGCGGGCGGGGGATCAAAACGGCTTAGCAGCCCGGCAGCGGCGGAACGTGGCACCCTCGAAGCGGCCAAGGCCATCGTCGCAAATATGCGGCGAAACATGGGCATCGACAAGCAGATAGACGTAGGCAAGCAGCAAGTGGTGCAACTCAAGAAGATTGAAGAAAACACACGCAAAGCTGGTGGCCTCGTACTCGCGGGGGCAGGAATATGAGTGTTGTCTCGGTGTCCGAACGACTGATTGGCAAGGGCGGGTCCGAAAAGGAAGACGGTACGCGCACTTACAAGCGAACCTTTCTCGTGACCGTTAACAGCGTGCATGATGGGGCGGTCACGGTTCTTTCTGATCCGCGGTTGCCGCAGGTGTTCGACCTGTACATGACGCAGACGGAATCAATGCCCAATGCGTGGTGTATTGGACGCGACCCGCAACAGATTGGCCCGCTCCATTGGGAAGTCACGTGCAACTATGGTACCGTCGCTCTACCCGAGGCCGGAGAACCCGACAGCGGCGGCGGCGACCCGGACAGTCCTATCCCCGAGAACTGGGGAATTAAAATCGGGCTGACGTTTGAACTCTTCCAGGAGCCATTCATCGGCAAATGGGTAGACGACGTGTGGAAGCCGTTTGTCCCACTCAACAGTGCTGGCGAACCATACGACCCGCCGCCGATGGTTGACCAGGCGAGGCCAGTATTGTCATACGACGGAGCGGTTCTGCATTTCAACTTGTATCAAGCACTCGACTACATGAACAGCGTCAACAATGATGTCTTCTTCGGTGCGTCCCCGCGTCAGTTCAAAATGATGGAATACTCAACATCGGGGGTGGAGTACAAAACCATCGGTACGCAAACAATCCGATACTATCCCGTGAAACTCTCGATGCACTTCAAGCGTGAGACTTGGGATGTGACCGCGTTGGATCAAGGATCATATTTCACTAGCTACGTGTCGCCGGGCGAAACGCTTCCGGCAAGTGGAGCCGTACCCGCTCAATCACCGCCAAAGCGTAAGGCATTTTTAACGGATGAGGGGCAACCGTACATAGGACTGTTAAACGGGAACGGAATGCCATTACAAGAGGGCGACGATCCAGTCTACCGTACCTGTCGCCACTACCACGAGAACAGTTTTGGCGTGCTCGCCTTACCACAATCATTTTACTAATGGAGAGGAACAATCATGGCCAATGAAATCAGCGTCAACTTACAACTCACCTATTCGAACGTGAACGCCGCGCAGACGTTCTACCCCGGCTCGATCAACATCACTCAAACCGCACAGGGTTTACACGCGCCGATTGTCGTGTTGACAACGGCACCGACGACCATCTCCTTTGGAAGCCTCACCACGCCCGGCTATGTCGTTGGTCGGAACCTCGACACGAGCAAGTATGTTTTGTGCGGGCCGACGACGACCTCAACCGGCGACTACTACCCGTTCCTTAAAATTAAGGCGACCGAGCCGTTTGCCTTTCGGCTGAACGCCAGTCTGTGGAAGTGGAAGTGTTCGTCAGGGACGTGCAACCTGCAACTGCAAGTCTATGAGGACTAGTCAATGGCTCAGCCGGACGGCTATTTTCTGACGCCCTCGGATCGTGTCGCGTTGCGCGAGATGCGCCGTTGGCATGATTCGATGCGACACCAAGGCGGCCCGCTACCGATGCGGCGAGTGCTGCCGCGTGGCGTGCCAGTGAACCCACGATTCTACAACGGCTCCACCGAAACCGTACCGGCCTATGGTATCATGGCCATGACGGGTGTGAAGCAGCTTGACGACGGTTCGATGCTTCCTGCAATCTCGAAGCCGACAACCAGCTACCACCGCAACTACATGGTGAACCGAGGCCAAGCGGTAGAAGCCGGCTCAGTCGGCAATTACGTCTACACGGATATGCTTGTCGTTGCCTACTCTTCGACGGCTACACCGGCGGCTGACGAACTCTGGGGACCGAAGGGCGGACAGTGGACGTTAGCGAAGGGCGGCACTGGAACGCAGCAGCACGCCGACTGGGGCGTTGCCGTGGCCGGCGTGGTCAATTCCACTGGCAGCCTACTCTGTGGCGAGCAGGTCGATTACGGCCGCTCTCGAATGTGCTTGTGCCAAGCGGTCATTTCCACGGGCTCCACAAGCGACGCTCTGTCGACCGTGGATAATGTAACGCCAATGGACCCCGGCTGGTCGCCGGTCGCCAACTCCACCTCCCCGCTATCCGTATCCAGCGGATTCGAGACAGACAACAACGCTGTCGGCGTGATTGCGTGGGACAAGGAAAATAAGGCGTGGCGACCGTTAGATTTCCCCTGCCCGACATAACCCATGAGTAAACGCCGCTACACCCGTCGAGATTCTGGCCTGCTGCTCGCCGACGATTCGATTGCCGTTCCGCAATCACAACCGCCGAAGCCGTGGTACGCGCAAGGGCTATTGTCCTCGTGGAGAGGGATGGGGCGGCGAAGGTGTTGTTCGGGGCCTTGTGCTTGTGTAGATTGCAAAAACGGCGGGCCTGCTAATATGACTGTCACGGCCACGCTGACTGATTGGGGCATATCAGCTTATGAAGACTGTGTGACGATGTACTCTGGGGTAGACGTTATTTTGTCGTGTGAAGGAAGCTCTGTTTCATGGCCTTACTTTGGCACGGGCAAGGGCACCAATAGACAGGGGTGCTGGGGTGAGAGGTGGACGGCTCCATCGCCGTGTAGCGGCGACATGATTGATATGGTTTGGGTCTATCAGATTTCGGGTACGTATTACATAACTGTCAATGTCGGAATGTACGGGTCTCCTATATTCGGCGCTTTTGAAAAAACCTACGATTCTGCGCCGGATTGCAATAGTTTTGATAATGAATCAATTCCTCCATACAATGACGATACATGGCCTGGCCTGACATGCTACCTAACAGCATAACGTCCTGTTTGTTTCAGAAACAAAGCAATGGTTTATGGAAATGTGCTCAATGCCAATATGAGCATCCGAAACCACTAAAGGAACTACCGTTTCGCCCACACTGTCCGAACTCGCCGGACCTACAACCGGCAGCAGAGCGGCTCGGTATTTCACTGGCCGACATGGGCCACTACGCTCATGCCCTGGCCCGCTGGACGGCGGCAGGATTCCCAGCCCGCGATCAAGCGGAGGTCGAGCGGTGCGAGGCG